GACCGAAGTCACGAACGTAGACCGAGGCACGCACAGCGGGGTTGCTCTCGATGGCTTCTGCCACAGCAGCAGCAATCGCAGCAGAAATCTTGCGGTTGTTGACTTCGTCGCCGGCAATGTAGTTGACGGGGATAGTCGCAGGAACACCCAGCCACTCGCCGTCAGCGGTGTAACCGGTCGAACCGTCACCGGCAACCAGTTTCAGGCCATTGATGATCATCTGCACGTAAACAATATTGCCAGCCATCAGAGCAGAGGGCAGGGCAGTGCTGTTTACTTTGTTACCGGAGGGGAAGAACTCAACCTCAACGATTTGGTTGGGAGTGCCAACGCGAACGACACGCAGGTCGCCGACTTGAGCGTTGTTGAAAAACTCTTCTACACAGCTGTAGCTGAGGGAAGGAATCCGGGCAGCGGGCACCGTACCACCGTTCAGAACTTTGTAGTCTGCCAGCGAAGTTACCGGGATGGGGGTGTTGAATGGGAAAACGGTTGTTGAAACGTTTTCGTCCGTCTCTACGAGCAGGTAGACGGTACTAAAGCTGGCAATGTCTGGGGCGCCCAGGAGACCAGCCCGCTCATTAATGTAAACGCCAGGGGCTCCCGGAGTAACGCCGGAAGTGCCCAAAGAAAAAGTGGCCATGTTATGTTTTGGATGTTCCTGCTTTTTCGTAGAGCAGTGTAGGCCAGGAGGATTCCTACGTGGTCTCCGTAGAGCTGCTCAGACGACGAGTTATCGTATTATGCTTTTACCCGCCAACAGTGGTATATTCACTGTCCAGGGTATAGCCGTTGACTGCTTCTCGATTTTTAACCGCGCTCGGGCTGTATTTGATTAGTGCTTTGACATATGACTCCTCTGAGTCAAAGGGAAAAATATCGAGGTTGTTACCGTTAAGGGGCTCTCCGAAAATGAAGCTCCCCTGGGACAACGTGTTAGAGGAGCCAGAACCGTTACGCACACGGAGTTGAGCTCCTAGTGGAGGAAGTTCTGTGACGTCCCACTGGGGGTTTTGCTCCAAGATTTCCCGATACGACAACGAATCTGAATACAGTAAATACCCTAATTTACGCCAGGTAAACTGTTGCTGAAACGGGAAGGAGACTGTCATCGGCGGTTCTGTTTAGCGCGGGCAAGCAGACGGAGGCCAACTTCACGGCCACGGTTGAGCTGGAAGCCACCTTCTTCAGCCATAGACTCCAGTTGAGTTTTGGTGACGGCCACGGAAGCAGCGGGGTTAAAGGGGTCGAGGCTTCCATTCTCGTTGCCGGGAGTGCGCTTGTCAAGTTTGGCACGGATCTTGGCGTGAATATCATCCGCAGCTTGAGGGGCCTTCAGTGTGTTGGCGGGAGTAGACTCATGCAGCTCACCTTGAACAGGTTCTTTGGACTTGGGCGTTTCGGCAGGGGCTTCGGCTTTCACTTCTTCAGCGGGGGTTTCCTCCGCGATAGGCTCTTCCGCTGCAACCGCTTCGGTTTCAGCTTTGACTTCGGTTTCCTCGACCCATGCCTCATTTGTGTCCGGAGTAGACTGGTCGTCGGCCTTGAAAGTACCGGTGGTGGTGCGTGCGCGTTTGCGTGTAGTCATGGTTAACGTTTACGTGAGAGTATGTTTCCCCAGGCAATTGGAACAATTTGCTTGAGAGAGATGTCGGGAACGCCCATCCAGGGACGAGCAGCCATTTTTGATGTACCAAACTGGTTATAGGCACCATAGTCGGTAGATTTGACTAAAAATTGATCGCCTCTTGTGTAGATATAGGAGGCCTGGAACATCAGCCCGGTCTGACGTAGGATTGGTTGCCCGGGGTATTTTTTGTTTTTCCAGTGAGCATAGTGAGCGGAGAGCTTCTGCCATGGGCGCTCGTAGGTGGGGTCAACTTCTCGCCGCCAGAAGGCAGGGTGGTCATCCAACAGGACGGGAACCCACTCTCTTTGAGTGGGCTTCCACCAGTTGAGATTCATGGGGATTAACCCGTTTCCCGTAGCTCGAAAACTTAGCATTTACTTCTTCCTTGCGGCTTTTTTCTGAGCTTTCTCTTGTTCTTCCACGCTCTTCGTAACGATTTCAATCATGGTGTGAATTTTGCTCATGGGTTGCGTCTCAAGCCAGTCGACTGATTGGTCCCACCGTTGTTTGCACAAGCCATAAGCTGTTTCTAACCAATTTTCCACTGTAAAAATATTCTTTTCAAGTAGATTGTCGGCTATCCATTGAGAGATTGCTCGAGTTTGTTTCAGACTTATAGAATCCAGATTTTCCTGGTTCAAGATCAGCTTGTACATCAACTCAAATGGACTTCGTTCCTGCTGTCTGAGAATTTGAGCGAAGTAGAAGTCTTTTGGACAAATTTCTCGAACGTGTAAAACTACGTCTCCGCAAGTAATGAGGTAAGTGAAATCTTCTAAGTCTTCAACAGTTAGTTTGGGTCGTCTTCGTCCGCACCGCTGGCATCGGAAACGAGGGCGCTGAGCTTTTTGAAGTCACGCACACCCAGATCAAGGATTTCCTCGTAGGTGATTTTGTCATCACCCACGATAAGACGTTCGATGATCTTCATGCCTTTCTCAACGTCACCAGCTTTGGTGAGATCTTTCTCCATGAAGAGAAGGTCTCGGCCAGTCATTTCACGGATTGTGATAGTACGACCGTCTGAGATAGTTGTAGAGTAGGTGTTCATTTTGGGTTTTGTTGTCCTCTTGGGTTCCACGACAGGTTGTGTGTCGTCGTTAGCGATTGTCCTCATAGTTTCTGAGAGAGAGTTTGTCTAGTTTTACCCTGGCTTGAAACAAGGCATTTTCAATGTCCTCGTCCCCATTACCAGGAGGAAGTGAGAGGTAGATTTCGTTGGCGGTCCGCCAGCTGTTCTCTGCGTCACCGATGTGTCCATAGCCGATACGATCGTCAATGTCGGTCAACCATAGTCGTACGACTTCTTTGCGAAACTCGGAGTCAATCGGAAGGGGGAAAGGCATCAGAGAGCACGAAGCATGGACACGGTTTGATCAAGGCTGAAATACCTTGCATTGTAGGCACATTCCACTGAGGAGGGAATGATGCGATTCTTTTTATCGTACGGGACGGTCAAGTAGAACTGGTCTACGACACCCTGAAAGATTTGAACGCCGACGAACTCGACTCGGGACCTTTTCTTTTTACGCATTAGATGATGCCTTTTTGAATAGCTTCGTAACGAACTTTGAGTTTGTCGATGGCACCCCGCTCGGAGAGTTCCATCATGGAAAACTCCTGACCAAACTCCTCGGTTTCACCCCCCGGGTTGGAGAGGGTCACCGTCTTTTCATTTGGAGACTTGCGAAGACGGTTGTCAATCGCAACGCTTGAGAAGTAGGCACGAGAAAGCGGGAGGTCAGGAATGCCCACTGCCGAGTGAAACAGAGACCAGGTGTACATGTGAGCGATCTGAAACAGAACAGCAAACTGCTCTGCATACCGATTGGGAGTCATGAACCAGATCTCGTCGTGGATGCTGAGAACGAAACGGCAAGGGATCTTGTATTCGTCGGCCAACCAATGAACGGCAGTGAGCATGATGCTAAGGATCTCAGCACCAGAGGATTGAATCGTCCAGTTGACGCGACCGGTTTTGAAGTCGTCACCAACGGCAGCAGGACGCATGGCGGTTGAGATTTTGGTCCCAAGGCAAGGCAACTGCGGAATGCGAGACCGCATCGCAATCTCTTCCATATAGTTGAAGCAGCCGGAGTCAGAGCCGCCCTCATACAGTCCGTTGCGCGAGCGACCCTTCTTGCCCTCAAGCATTTTGTAGGCAAAGTTCTTCACTTGGGTCGGAGACTTCTCAGGGTACTTGCGGCGAATGTATGTTTGCACGGCACGCACGCCAGCACCATACAGGATAGCAAAGCCAGCAATCTTGGCAGTGTCACGATCAACGCCCGCGAGCTTCGCGAGCGCCGAGTGCGGGTCCGTGCCCGCTTCTTTCGAACCGGACAAAACGTTGTAGCCAAACGGTGAGCAACCGACATGACCACCCTCCCACTTATCGCTGTAAATCGCAGCAATCTGCATTTCCTGACCGTCAAAGTCAGCACCGACGATTTTCCAACCCTCGGGCGCCTGAACACGCGATTTCAACTCGGTACCAATCCGCCAGCTTTTGGTGGAACACATGGTCACCATGAGTGATTCCACGGTGCGCCGAGTTACTGTGCCGTGACAGAGAATCTCAGGGACCGTCACCAGGGAGTCTGTACCGTGGGAATTGGGAGCAGGTAGGAAGATGCGGTCCATGACTCGTTTACGCACGGAAGTCCAGTAAGAAACTGCGTTAGCAATCTCCAGGGCTCGCTTAGCCTCGGGAAGATCACTGCTCAGGCGACCGACGGCCATATCCTCAACAAAGTCTTTACTGAGGACACCGCCGACGTTTGCGCTAGTCCCCTTTGGGTGAGGGATTTTTTGAGCGTGGCCTTCTTCGTCGTAATATTTCCATCCCTCGGTTTTGGTGAGATACATCGGGGAACCTTCCCACTTTAGTTTCAGGAGCAAGTGAGAAAGGTTGGACTTAACTCCAATCTTTTCGTCAGGGTCTTTGATGAATGGGCGAATCCAGTTGGGAATGTGGGCATACTTGCCCTTGATGGCTTTGACTTCCCAGTCAAGTTGAGAGAGCCACGGGTCTTTAGCGACCCACGCTTCAGCCATGCCGGGCTCCGCAAAGTAATGCTCGCGCCACTCTTCATAGTTGGACCATACCAGATCTTTGCAAATCTGAGTCATCTCGTCGTTGTGTTTCTCAAAGGTACGCTCAACGTTCCAAATCCAGTCTTCCCAGTCCGGGACAAGGGGAACGATCGAGCCGTTTAGGTGATAGTGACCGCAAAGAGCAACGAGGCTTGGAGTTGCATCGAGATACTTGGGCCAGAGGGCCTGGAAGAGTTCAGCGGTGTAGTAGGCATCTTTGATAGCATAGTCAACTGCTTCAGTCAGCATCGCATGGATTTGACTCAGGTGCGTAGCTTTGACGAATATCTCACGGAGTGCTTTGTCTCCGGCACCCAGAGGTTGCACATCATCTCCGAAGAACTTGCGCACTTCATAAACGTGGAAGTTGTAAGCTGCCACAAGAGAGTTTGTGGACCCCTCGTCAAGCCACTTGGGAGCATACCTTAGCTTTCGCTTTTCTCCAGGAGTAAGGTCCTCAGGGTTCTTTCCAGCCAGAACATATAACCAGCGCTGGCCAGAGGCAAGGCCAGATACGCCAATGTGTGCAGAGAGTGTATCAAAGTAAAAGTTTTCAGGTATGGTTCGTTCGAGAGAGTAAGCCTCGCGTGCGCGGACGCGGTCGTAGGAAATATTATGGCCTGCAACGAAACGACCCTCACCGATGGGAATCAGTTCGTATTGGTCCCACTCATCTTCCGGCAGAGTTGGATCAACCAACTCAGAAGCCAGCCACACGTAAACAGCTTTGGCAGAAAGGGCAGTGCCAATAATCGGAAACGCACCAGCGTGCACAAAAGTTTCAGTATCAAACGTGAAAGCCTCTTCGAGCGGATACGGCACTTTTTCAACCTTCCACTTCTTGCCAACTTTTTCATAGCGGTGCCAGCCTGGCTCAAAGACGAGGTTTAGTTTCGGGGGTAACTCGGGCAAAGGAGCAATAGCAAACTCTTGCGCCAGTTTACGATACCGTCCGACTTGCTCGCCAGCAATGTTTTCAAAATGTTCGCGAAGTTCTTCCCCTTTCAGGTTCGGGAGGGGCAGAGGGCCGTCGTAGAGATGCTCGGGGTAGTCAACGGGAGTGGCAATCTCAAACTGGTTGAGAAGGCCAGTTGCTTTCTGTTTCGCGAGACGAGACATTGGTTTGGGTGTCTCAATGCCAAAAATCCGATTGTGGATCTTCTCATCAACAACCGGATAGCCTAACTCAGTAAATCTCATAGAGCGATGTGTTTTCATGATTGTAGTATAGGGGTGGTTTCCCCTCTGTAAACTTATGCCAGTGTATCGATCGGCGGAGCTGTGGGGATATCTTGCTTTGGATATATCCAACCTCCTACACCAGGTAGAGGAAAGAGGCTGTTGACTTGACGCTGGGCGTTGACAGGGGGTTGAGACCAGTACGGATCACCGCCGAGGCTGGTTACGTTGATGCCCAGGATGACCACGCTGAAACCGGTTCCGGGGCCAATCGCGACAGGAATTGATAAGGCGCCTCCCCGTGC